TTAAGCAAGAATATGAAGCAAGTTTTGAGAACGCTGGCAGTATCATCTACTATGCATTTGATATCAAGTCTAATATAGGTAAGTATACTGGCGATATGCCAAATGTTATACACATGGGTTGTGACTTCAACATCAACCCTATCAGTGCTGTTATAGGCCTGCAACACCGCAACGGCACAATGAATATTATAGATGAAATAGTTATTAAAGACAGCAACACTGATGAACTTGCACAGGAAGTGATCCGCAGATATCCTGGTTATAATATTATTGCGTATCCAGATCCTGCAGGTGCTGCCCGTAAAACAAGTGCAGGTGGTAAAACAGACCACAGCATATTGATGAGTTATGGTATTGAAGTTAAAGCAAAGCGTAGTCATCCGCCTGTTAAAGACCGTATCAACGCTATGAACAAAATGTTTTGTGATGCAAGTGGTGAAAGACGCTTGTTTATTGATCCAAAATGCACTGAAACCATTAAGTGCGTTACAAAACACCAATACAAAGAGGGAACAATGATCCCTGAAAAGGATGGTAATCAAGATTATTAACACCAAACGGACGCCTTTGGTTATATGATTGATTACTTGTATCCAATTAAAAGGCCAACACCTGAGGTGCGTGGGCCAGAAATATTTGCTCATTACTAATTTTGCTAAATAGTATGAAGCATTTTAACCCTACGCCAGTGATCTGATCAATCACACTTTTGGCACACCTATATAGGAATGTAAAAAAATGGACATTAAAAAATTACTGGCTACACACCCAGAGTATGAGAGCCACGCAACGCAAGCAACATACCTGCAAAGAAGTTACTTAGGTGGTAATGTTTACCGTGCTGGTGAATACTTAACACATTATATTGGCGAACAAACAGGCAGTACTGATTTATACAGTAAACGCCTGGCCGCAACTCCACTGGACAATCATGTGCAGACAACGGTAGACATTTACCGTAGTTTCCTATTCCGTGAGTTACCTCACAGACACTTGGGCATACTGATTGACAATCCACTTGTTCATGATTGGTTAACTGACACAGATCAGGAAGGCCAGGGCATGGATAGTTTCCTAAAAAGTGCCAATGACTTGGCTATGATTATGGGAAATATTTGGATTCTAGTGGATAAAGGTTCATATAAAGTCCAAACCCAAGCGGAAGAGATTGCGTTAGGAATCAGGGCGTATGCGTGTGTGTATACACCTCAAAATGTATTGGACTGGGAATATGAGCGTGATATTGCGGGTAAAATGAGACTAACCTATATAAAGGTTAAAGAGAACGAAACACCATATAAAGTTACAATTACAGAGTGGGATGAAACACAATGCGTCCGTTATGTAATTGCAAAGGATGATCAGGGCAATCCTGATACTATTGTTGATACAATACAATATGACAATATGTTGGGTTATGTTCCGTTCATCAACCATGCTCCAATCAAGGGCAGCGTTCGTGGCACAGGCCACAGTTTAGTTGGTGATGTTGCAGATGCACAGAAATTCCTATATAACTTGTATAGTGAATTAGAGCAAAGTATCCGTATTAGCAGCCACCCAACACTGGTTAAAACAGCCAGCACAAGTGCAAACGCAGGTGCAGGTAGCATTATTAATATTCAGGAAGATTTGGATCCTGGCCTACTACCATTCCTATTACAGCCAACAGCCGCGAGTATTAATGGCATGTTGGATACAATTGATAAAGCAATTGAAGGTATCCAGCGCATGACACACACCAGTGCTGTTCAAGCAACCAAAGGTAGCCCAATGAGTGGGGTTGCATTAAGCGTTGAACGCCAATTATTATCAGCGAAACTAACTGATTTAAGTGATACACTTAGTGAAACAGAACGCCGTATGTGGGAAATTTGGGCCGACTGGCAGGGTATTGAACTACCAGAAGAATTTGAAATCGAATACGCACAATCATTCGATCTAAGAGACAATCACAGTGAAATAGAACTATACCGCAAGGCAATAGAACTAGTTCCAACACCAAGATTCCGTCAATACATGCTAGCAGAAGTGGCAGAAATGATGGTGGATGATGCTGAAGAACTACGCGATATTATCGAGGAGATCGATAATCTAGCCGTAGGTCCCACTGATGGGACTCAAGCATAAATATAATACAACAACCTCCGAGGAAAACAGACATGACTGAAAACATGGTTAACAATACTGAAGCACAGGATACTGGGTCAAGTGCAGAGGGTCAAAATCAATCCCAGGAAGCGGTGAAAACATTCACACAGGACGAAGTGAATGAAATCATTGCAAAGCGTATTGCTCAAGTAAACAAGAAATACGCAGACATTGATCCTGACGAATATCGTCAATTGAAAGGTTTGCGTGAGCGTGTGGAAGAGCAAGAGTTAATGGAACGCAAAGACTTTGAGACTCTATTAAAGAAGACCAAAGAAAAAGCAGATAGTGAAGTCACTAGTTTAAGATCTCAACTAGAGAGTATTAAACTTGATGGTGCATTGATTAATGCATCAAGCAAACTGAAGAGTATTGCTCCAGAACAAACTGCTAAACTATTGCGTGACCAATTAGCCCTTGATGCCAATGGCAATGCTGTTGTTAAAGATAAAGACGGACAAATCCGCTACAATGACAACGCAGAACCAATGACTGTTGAACAACTAGTCGACGAGTTTTTAAACAGCAACACATACTTCCGTGCTGCTGGCCCAAGCGGCACAGCGAGCGAGAGCAATAGTAGAATAACAGACAACCAGAAGGTTGATCTTAAAAATTTAGATATGACTCGTGCGGATCATCGTGAAATTTACAAAGAGATGATGCGTAAGGGTCAAGCATAATATAAAGGATTGATAATATGTGGAATACAGCATATGACCTAGAGGCACTAATGGTGCCAACAAAAGCCGCAGCAGTTTACACTGCCCAGGAAAATTCACTATACATCACAGGTGGTCTAGTCCCAATGACTCAGATTGCAGGTGGTTCATTCTCAGCACAGATCCCAGTATTCAACGGTGTAACAGCCGAAGAACTAACTTCAGGCGCTCACAATGCTGAAGACTTCACAGCACTAGGCGTAAGTGCAACAAAAGTAACAATCGAAGCAAATATTATAGCAGCGAGAGATGTTATCCGTGATCTAGGTGGTGTAAACCCAGCAGATCTAGGCCGCGTTCTAGGTAACGCAGTTGCAGCAAAGTTTGATGCTAATGTTTCAGCAGTTCTAGCAGACGCTGGCATCACAGGCACACTAACAACTGGTGGTTCAGTTGACACAGACGCACTATTCGACGCAGCAGCAGTTATTCGCGGCAACGGCGAAATGGGTGCTCTAGTAGCAGTTCTATCACCAGCAGCAGCCGCTGGCCTAATGAAGGCAATCGGTAGTGCATCATACGCAGGTTCAGACCTACAGAACACAGCAATGACTAACGCTTATGTTGGTTCAGTTGGTGGCATCCGCGTATTCCAATCAGCATACATGACAGCACAAGACGGTTGCGTATTCGGTGCAGACGCTGCTCGTATCGCAATGTTCGCTAATGTTAATGTTGAAGCACAGCGCCGTGCAGCAGCAGTTGGTGCAGATGTTGTAGCAAGTCTACACGCTGGTGTTGGCCTAATCGACGGCAGCCGTGCTGTTCGTCTACTAACAGCCTAATTAAGCACACCGTGAGGGGGTGAAGACACCCCCTCATATACAGGAGTAAAGAAATGACTTTTGCAACTAATGAAACCCTACAGCAGTATGTCACAGATATCTTTGACCATGGTATTGACGATTGGAGTGATGAGATAGCACTTGCTGAATCTGATGTTATTGATCAGGTCCGTATCCGCTATTGGAACAAGTTCCATTCAGCACCAAACTTTGACCAGTCCAAGTTAACTGCGACACAGTGGACAAAAGCAACTGTTTATCGCGCTCTTGCTACATATATTGGTCCAAAACTTTCAACATTCCGTGTGGATGATGTGTTCCTTGAACAGATTAAATTCTACAAAGAGCGTTATGCGGAAGAATTGGATACACAATTTGCGTTGGGAATTGAATACGATACCAATGGTGATAGTACCGTAAGCAACGGTGAAATCACTACTTTCGTTCAGGACAGATTGTATAGATGAGCAAGAGAGAAGAAATAGTTGCCCGCGTTACTGAAGTGTTAAAAGCACAACGCAATGTAAAGTTAGGGCAAGTTAGTAGAGATCCTATCGTTCTAGAAGAATTGGCTCGCACCAGTTTCCCAGCAGTGGTAATTGAGTCAACTAACGAAGAGCGTGTTAGGGCAGCATTTAGCGGACTCAGAGAGTGCGCTATGGAAGTGTCCGTATTGATGTATGTCAACGGAAAGGAGCGAGATCGTCAACGCAACACTGTTGCAGAGGCTGTCGAACAAACCATTGAAAGTGACGAACAGTTAAATACACTGACACGAGACATTTTTTTACAAAGAATTGAAGCAGTAGAACTAGGCGAGGCCAGCCCATACGGAAGTATGAGACTGGTATTTCAAGTAGACTATTGCTACTAAACATTTTATAGGAGTATACAACTATGGCATGTGTAGCAGGTAAATCAGGTGTGCTAAAGGCAGATGCGTCAGCAATCGCACAACTAACATCATACACAATTACAGAAAACGCCGACACCACAGAGTGCAGTCACTTTGATACTGGTGGTTGGAGAGAATTTCGCACAACAATGCGTTCATTTGATGGTTCAGCAGACTTCGTCTGGAACCGTCAGGATGGCGATCTAGTAGTAGGCACAGAATACGCACTAGAAGTCTATCCAGAAGGTGAAGGCACTGGCGTTTGGAAGATTTCAGGAAGTGTTATCGTAACATCAATCGAAATCACTGCTGAAACAGAAGGCAATGTCGAAGGTTCAGTAAGTTTCCAAGGCACAGGCGCACTAGTTCGCGCTGAAACAGTTTAATTTAAGGTAAACATAGATCATGGCCAAAACACCCAAAGGAACCATTCGTGAGTTGCAAACGGAGTTTGGCCATGATTTTTCACGATTCAATCGTGAATTCGTGGATAATTTAAAGAGTGAAACACCAGTAAGGAGCGGAACAGCCCGCCGCGGATGGACTAATAAGTATACTGGCAACATTGGTAAAAGCAGCAAATATCCGCTAGCAAGTAACCGTGTTCCATATATTGGCGTCCTAGAAGAGGGCAGCAGCAGGCAAGCACCACAAGGTATTATTGACCCTGCATTCAACAAAACAAGGAAACCCCAATGAGTTCAGTATTAACAAACGCAACATCACATTTTAAAGATATTCTAGCGCAAAGCATGAAGAGTGTAGAAGTTACAGAGTGGAGCACCACAATCTACTTCAAACCAGCCACAAGTTTTGCCCAGGAACAAAATGTCATCAAACTCCACAGTGAAGGTAAGATGGTTGAAGCACTAGTTGAAACACTAATCAACCGCGCATGTGATGCTGATGGCAAGCGCATTTTCAAGAGTGCAGACAAAGTAACACTTATGAACGAGGTTGACCCAGCAGTTATCCTCAAAGTAGTTAACGCTATGAATGACACAGGTGTTGCTGAAGCTGACCTGGGAAACTAATCAAGGACAAGGAGATTTTCTTCTTGTTCCAGTTAGCAGAACAGTTCCAGATGCCAGTGGTTGAACTTATGCATACCGTAAGTTCAATTGAAATCCGTGCTTGGGCTAAATATTACGAATACAAGGCTGAGTTAGCCAAAAGGAAACAACGCTGATGGCATCATATGATATAGACATTTACGCAAACGACCGCACAGGCCGAACACTTAGCAACATTGAACGCCAATTGGGCGAAATCAATAGCAGAGGCCGCGCAGTTGTAGGAACCCTAGCAGGTTTAGCCACGGGCACCGTTGCCCGTGGTATTATTAATCAATACCGTGCTTATGAACGCTATAACACAGTATTAAGAACATACTTGGGTAGCCAGGAACGAGCAAACAGCGAATTGGATCGTTTGCAGCGCCTTGCAAATAGTCTACCACAAGACTTGGACGATATCACACAAGCATTTACAATCTTTACAAGAACTGGTGTTGATACCAGCAGTAAAGCACTAACAGCGTTCAGTAACATTGCAACAGCAAATGGTAAGAGCCTAACACAACTTGGTGAAGCCGTAGCAGATGCACTAACTGGTGAATTTGAACGCCTAAAAGAATTTGGCATTAAAGTAAGCAAAGAGAACGGCAAGTTTGTTGCTGATATTGGCAACGGACAAAGCATCATTGCCAGTAGTAGTGCTGATCTTGTGCGTCAATTGCAAGCACTGGGTGAAGCGGGTGGTAAGTTTGGTAGTGCAGCCGCAAATAACGCTGATTCATTAAACCAGAGTATCAGTAACCTGCAGGGTGCATTGTTTACAACCAGTGTTACAATTGGTCAAAATTTAGCACCAGCACTAAAACAGGCTGCTGATTTAACTGCCGATTGGTTAAACAGTCACCAAGAATTAGTTGCATCATTAAGTGGTAAACTTGGAAGTGCATTAATTGATTCAATACACCTTATTGGAAATGGCCTAGACATTATTTCAAAAAACATGGAAGTTATTCGTGCTTCACTAATTGCCTTCCTGGGTGTTAAAATATTGGGTGACTTCCAACAAATTGTGCAGCGTGTTACACGAGATACCAAATCATTGTCACAAGTAGGAGAAGCATTTACTGTTTCAGCTAGAGGTATGGGCGTAGCAACAGCAGATTTAGGTGTAAAAGCAGCCGCCACACAATCAATGTGGGTTAAACTTGGAAAGTTATTCAAGGACTTTGTTAGAGAGATACCTATTATAGGTGGCGCACTCAGCAGTTTGGGCGGCATTCTCGCAAGATTAGGACCCATGCTATTGGCGCCATGGCTTGGTATTCCAGTAGCAATTGGTACAGCCGTAGCAAGTGGATTGTATTATTTCCGTGATGCAATGATTGATTTAGGATCAACAAGCGCAAGTGTTGGTGAAATCGTTGCTGCAAGTTGGTGGGGATTAACTGAACTATTCAAAGGTGCTGCACAATGGATGATTGACAGTTTCAATTATGCATTTGATACAATTGCAGGCGGACTTGGTACTGTTTACAATTACTTTGCTGAACGCTTTAGTGGTGTTTTAAGCACTGTTAAAGACATTGTTAACAAAATGATTGGCGTTGTATGGGGCTTCTTCCAGATGATCTGGAATAACCTACGCAATGTTCCAGCATTCTTTGCGCAAGCATTCAGCAGTGCATTGCAAGTTATCGGTGCATTTGCTAGTAGAGCAGGTGCCCAGATTGGCGAGATTTGGGATTATATCACAAGTTTTGGTGAAGATGCTATCCAAAACCGTTTTGAAGGTCTTGGTGGTGTTATTAGTGCTGAAATAGCAAACATCGGTGCAACTGTTGAACCAATTGACTGGAATACTGTAATAGGAACAGATTATATTGGCAGCGCTGCTGATATTGTCACTGAAACAGTTGGAACTATGGTTACAACTATTGGTGGCACTGTTAAAGATGCAACTGCTAACCTAGTTGAAAACTACCGCACACATGTTGCAGAATCACAAGCAGCGGCAGCAGCAACAGCATACTATGACGATGCTATCCTACGCATGTCACGCACACAAGAAGTTGCAACAGCAACAACCGATAGCTTGACTAATGCAACAACCAATGCAGGTAAGGCAGCATTGACAGCAGCACAGGAAATTGCAAAGGGCTTGGCTGAAGAGCAAGCAAGATACAACAACCTAAATGCTGCACTAAATGACACAAGTGCTATCCAAGCACTAAGCAAAGCATACGGTGTAAGTGCTGATCTAATCGCAAGAAAACTGCGTGAAGCAAGAAACAGTATTACTGACTTCTATCAAGAGAATGTTACTATTACTGGTATTATTGGTGATACTTGGAATGAAATGAGCCAGGGCATGGCTCGCGGTATTGCTGAAGGTATTATGGAAGGCAAAGGTGCATTTAACAGTTTTGCAGACTTCCTAAAGGACTTCAGCAAGCGTGTCCTTACACAGATCCTAGAAAAGATGCTGATCCAGCCAATGATCAACCAGATGACCAATCTGTTTAGTGGTGGTGGCGCACCTGTTCCAACACTGGGCGCACAACTTGGTATGGGCGGCGGCGGCGGCTTACTGGGCGGACTATTTGGAGGCGGCGGTGGCGGCTTGTTTGGCGGCATTGGCAACTTCTTCAGCTGACTATGGGGTGGCATCAGCAACTTCTTTGGTGGACTGTTTGGCGGCTTCTTTGCTAATGGTGGTTACTTGCCAGCAGGTAAGGTTGGTATTGCTGGTGAAGCAGGTCCAGAACTTATTTCAGGCCCAGCCAATATTACTCCATTAAATAATGACGCTGGTGGTGCGCTAACTGTTAACTTTAATATCCAGGCTATTGATAGTCAAAGTGGCACAGAGTTTATCCTACAGCATAAACGAGAAATTGAAGGCGTTATCCAGAACGCATATAACCGCCGTGGCAAGGAAGGAATTTATTAATGAGAGATATTTTTACATATCCAAGTAATAGTGCAACCTATTATATTGACCCCAACTATGTAGGTGACAATACCGTTGGTTATAAAAAGCGTATTAACGAACTACTGGCTGGCACTATGTTTACTTGGAATGGCGCAACTCCAAGCGTGACCACTAACAACTTTATGAGAACAACCAGCAAATATGCATTCTACTATGATGAATGGTTTTATCCATATACTGGTAATGGTGGTGCCGTTTCATTTAAGCACTTCGCTGATAAGCCCGCACTAATCGCAATTGCTGGATGGGAAACTGCCGCGGCAGATTTGAATTATTATACACTTAATGATACTGATTGGGATTTAGAAAAGCCTATTCGCCGTTATTATGTAGCAAACCACGGACTTAAAGATGGTGATTATATAACATTACCATACCATTATGAAGGACTATGGCACAGAACAGGTTATGCAAAAGTATGGAATGCTAATGAATTCACATTAACTGTTAGTGATACATTGGATGATCCATGGATATATGGTGATATACTAGGTGGGAATGTTGGAGCATTTGTCACTAGAGAATCAAACGGTGTTCGTGTATGGTATAATTACATACACGGTGTTTCTGATGGAGATCCTATAAAATTAAGTAATAACTTTACAGAAGCACACGATACTGGCACTGCAAATAGTGAAACTACACAATTTTATGCTGCACCAGGTTTTAGCCAATATTCACACAGAGTATATACAGATAGTGGATTAACAATTAATGCTACATTAACTGAAAACTATCATGATCAAAAGACATGGAGTTTTACTAATACTACTGGCGCTGATTTAGAATTTAACCTAGCAGATATGGATGTAAGTGGACTGCCTGGCATTGGTGGATTACAAGCAGAAAACTTTATGGTATGTCGTCTTGTTGCAACTAATCTAATCGGTGGTACATTTAGTTCTAAAGTTGATAGTGCTAGAGCAATTCCATATGGTGGTGCAATAGAATATGATTATGAATTCTGGTTCCAATATATAGCAGGTGCAAAGGTAGACATATATGATGATCGCAACAAAACAAATTACGCTGATTTTATGTTAACTGCTGGTGCTAGTGTTGATATTACTGCATATTTTGTTAACCCTGCTCGCATGGGCACAGGTGGTTATTATAAAAATCTAGAGCAATTTGATTTGACTGGTGGCGAAGTATGGTATCGCAATAATATCAATATTACTGGTATTGGTGACCCAATCATACCGCTATATACTATCCAAAGTGTTAATCTACAAGTGCCAAGTAATCAAGTATTCCAATATCAAAATACGAGCAATGTCACAACATTTGGCGCACGGCTCGGTGATTGGTATGTAGCACCAGGCGAAAACGCTTATAGATCTTGGCCAAGTGGAACACCAACGATGAATTTTACACCAGTTGGCGGTGGTAATAATAGATTAAGTTCTGTAAGTCTAGATCTTAATGCACCGCGTGAGGTTGAAGGTGATATAACCGAAGCAATACTAAGCATCTACGCATTGCCGAATGAGTATGTAGCACCAGCACCTACACCAGCAGAGATTGCAGGTTGGGAAGATATACACAGTGCAAGTTATTCATGGGATAACACAACTGGTTATGAAGGCGGCGGCAAGCGTTGGCCAGATGGTCGTGAAGGTGTATATCCACGCCGTGTGCAAATTAAAGAAAATACTCCAACACTGGTTAACTTTAGCCAGAATGGACGCAAATATGTTCGCAGTGGCGGATATACAAAGTGGACACTGGAAGTTGACTATCCACCGCTAACTTGGGATCAGTTCCGCTATCTACAAGCGGCAGCAAACCTTGCCCGTGGCCAGGCTGCAACATTTGAATTCTACATTGCTGATGTCACTGATTTCAGTAAATATTGGCCATTCGCAAAAACACTTAGCGTTAATAACTTCCCAATAGTCCGTAATTGGATTGATGGACGCCGTGTGTTAGTTGATGGTTATCCAAGCAACTATGTTAATGTAGGCAAGGCTGGACAACTTGTCAATGTGGGCAGTGATCGCAATGGTGAAACAGCAAGTGTGCTTGTAAATGATGTGCAAGCAAACATTTACGGTGAAGCAGTGCTAACAGTTGCTTATGATAACTTTAACTGGCAAACAAGCACAGGTAATCAAATCTGGATGGAACCAACATTCCTAGTAGTAAGTCTAAACAGTGACGATTTCGATTGGAGCGTTGATGA